GAATACGATGACAAGATTGAAGATATCTCATGTGGTATCATGGCTCAAGATGTCCAGAAATATGCCCCTGAAGCATTTTTCGAAAACCCTGACGGTGCGTACTCTTATAACACATTCGCACTTGTGCCTTATCTCATCAAGGCAATTCAAGAACTTAACCAAAAAGTAGAAAGGTTGGAAACAACATGAACGAACAAGACAAGCAAATCAGCAATCTGACGATTAAATCACTAGCTGAACGAGTCAGCAACGAAGCTACTCAATCAGCTACACTAGAAGCTCTTTACACGGTTACAGCGATGGAGCTCGAACAGATGAAACGCATCATCGAATCTGATGAAGAACTTAAAGCAAAATTTGAAGAAGTGAAATTGAAAGGAAATAATTAATGGAAGTAAATAACTATTCATTGGCTACTAAGCCATATACTCGTGGAGCAGGCAATCAAATCACAACTGTTGTAGAAATTCGACTACAAGACGGTAACCGTTACAGTACCAATCAGCGTGAGCTGGTCGGAGACCGCACTCAAGACAAGGAAGAAACACTTATTCAAGCGGTTCTCGATATTCTTAAATCTGAATTGGATCCAGGTTCTGCAATCGTACAAGCTCAATCTAAAATCGAGCAAGCTGAACAGAAACTTACTCAAACAGAAAACAAACAAAACGAATTGCTTGAAATTACTGAGAAAATCAACAAAGTAGTTCGTGTTATGGCTCAAGATTCTATCATGGGTGAAAAAATCGCTTATGGTACTACTTATAAGGAACTTGTAGAACTATTCCCACTTGTTAAAAACGGTGAAAGCTACGCTCCTGGTTCAATGTTTGCGATTGAAGACCCTGAACATGTTGAATTGAACGGTGAAGGAAAACGCATCTTGATTCAAACTAACCAGCAGTTTATCTATCAGGGAGAAACACTTCAACAGCTAGAAGGCTCACCATCTCAAAATGGCATTCTTGCAGTGTGGAAATGGCAAGCGCCTAAATCTGAGTTAGAAACTCAACCTGTTCAATAGGATTACTACACTAAAAAAGGGGGGTGATTCAATTGGATTGGTCAGTATTTATGGAACGTATCACGACGATTCTTGTAGTGATGATTCCAAGTTATTTTTCTTACAGAAGCACTCAAACTTCAAAAGAAGCTGATAAGCGTTTGAGCGATCTTTCTGATAAGATTATGGATCTTGAAAAATCAGTTCATGCAGTTGAGGAAATCGGGAAGGATAACAATAAAAATCTGTCAATAATTAGCAAAGGGTTGCAACGAATCCAACGGTTTCGACTGCAAGAAAATTTGAAAAAAGCTATCAAGCGAGGTGAAACGAATCAACATGAAATTGAAGAGCTCTCCAAACTTTACGAAAGCTACGTGGAACTCGGCGGAAATGGCGCGGTTAAGGTATTGTTCGAGAAGTTTCTCGAACTAGAAATTAAAGAGGATAATTAAAATGAATCAAATTAACGAAATTATCATCAATGCAGCAATTAGTATTCTGGTAATTTTGACTGGAATCGCAGTCAAATCAATCAAGGAATACCTGGTAAAAAAAGGTGGCGAACAGACAGTCAAGATTGTCGAAATCTTGGCCAAGAATGCGGTCAATGCAGTTGAACAGGTATCAGCTGAAACAGGTTTTAAAGGTGAAGAGAAGTTAGAGCAGGCTCGAATCAAAATCCGTGCTGAATTGAACAAATACAACATCGGCATGACGGACAAAGACCTGGACACATTCGTTGAATCTGCGGTTAAGCAGATGAACGATGCTTGGTCCGAGAAATAAATCAGAGAACCCTTTTGGGTTCTCTTTTTTAAAATTTAAAGAAAGGAGTCACATTTGAAGAAAACCATTGAAAAGAAACTTGAAATCACATCGAATAATAGAGATGTGGATAGACTTTACCAAGAATTCTTCAGTATGGATAAGAACATCGCTGAATTCAAATTCACGATTGACAATCTAGCTGCTAACAAAGTCATCTGCTTGTTCTATTTTAAGCGTTCAAAACGGTACTCAACTGTCGAAGCGACAATCGAAGAGAATGCCTTCACTGTAAAATTTGACACATCGTTAATAATAATGGATGAACCTGTGGTAGGATACATCTACTTTGAAGAGATTGAAAAATCTGCAGACGTGTACAGCTTCCAGTTCAATGTTCGAGTTAGTGAACTTGATAAGTCTAAGAATGCGCCTATCATCGAGCAGAAGACAGGTCGTGTCGTAGATATCGAGAGTATTGTTACTAGGGCAGAGCTAGAAGAAATTCTCAAGACTGTTCACGTCGGAAATATTGTAAACGATAATTCAGAGATCATTAATCGTTTAGCGGCATTAGAAGCTAAGCCTGAAATCGACACGAGTCAGTTTGCTACCAAGGGAGAACTAGCAAACAAAGTTGAACGTAGTGAAATCAGCCATATTTCAGCCGATATTGAACTTTTGAAGGCAAAGCCAGACAATAACACTATCTACGATGATAGCGCCTTAAAACAGCGTATTTCTGCCTTAGAGAGTAAACCTGATAAGGATACTGTCTATAATGATTCAGAAATCAAGAGCCGATTAGAAAACTTGGAAAACAAACCAGGTGTTGATACTAGCAGCTTAGTCACCAAGCAAGAATTGGAATCTAAAGGCTATCTGTTACAACATCAAAACTTGGATGGGTACGCTAAGAAATCTGAAATCCCTCAACCTTATAATGACACAGAAATCAAGCAGAGGCTTGCTACTGTTGAACAGAAAGGGCAAAGCTATGCCACAAAGGAGCAACTAGCTTCAATTCCTAAAACCCCTCAAAAACTGAGTATTGAAGGAAACACTCTCATATTATCTGACGGCGGTGGCAACGTCACTCTACCCACTTCCGGTCAAAATGTGCCAGCTACGTCAACCTCATCTAGTGAACTTATAGGTGAGGGAATGCCTAACGGTAAAGTCGACGGTACTATCGGACAGACATACGTCGACACTCGTAAAACAAACGGTGCTTTGAAATGGATTAAACGTACTACTTCGGGAAACCAAGGCTGGGCGGTATTAGATGGCGACACAGGTTGGAAAGCCTTACCTGTAGTTTCTAAATTAGGTGGATCTTATATACAGATTCGCAGGATTAACGATACCGTGTATTACCAGTTCGGAGGACTATCTTGGGGATGGTTTGGTATTCTGCGCCGTGGTGCTCCGGGATATATTCCACAACCTAGTGACCGCGACCGCAACGTGTATGTACTAAATCAGGGTTCTATACCCTATGGCTATCGCTCATTTTCATCACTAATAGGTCAAATCTTTAACGACAAAGGCGTTCCCTACGGGACTTGGTACTTAGGTGGACAAGGAGATGGTAATCAATTACGGTTCCAATTTTTAGAACCTGTACCGGAAAATAAAGATATTGGAGATATTCGAGTATCGTCTATATCGTATGTTACCAATGATCCTTGGCCAACAACTTAACCATAAGAAAGGAAAATAAAAAATGGATATTGACAAAAGCAGATTAAGAACAGACTTACCACAGGTTGGGGAACAACCATACAGACAAATTCATGCGCATTCAACAGGGAATCCGAACTCGACTGCCCAAAATGAAGCAGACTACCACATGCGACGTCCTGTTGATTCAGGATTTTTTTCACACGTCGTTGGTAACGGTCGTGTGATGCAAACCTGGTACACAGACATGGGTGCCTACGATGTGGGAGGTGGCTGGAACGTAGAGGGTTATGGACAGGTTGAATTGATTGAGAGTCATGAAACCAAGGAAGAGTTCATGCGCGATTATAAGCTCTATGTTGAGCTTCTACGAAACCTTGCTGATGAAGCTGGCATTCCTAAGACACTGGATTCTGACAGCTTGGCTGGAATTAAGACGCATCAATACTGCACATATAACCAACCTCGAAACTACTCTGATCACGTTGATCCATACCCTTACCTGGCCAAATGGGGTATCAGTCGTGAGCAGTTCAAGAAAGACATCGAAGGTGGTCTATCTGAAGCTGGCTGGAAACGCAATGCAACAGGCTGGTGGTGGGAGGAGTCAGATGGCTCTTATCCAAAAAACAGCTGGAAACAAATAAATGGAGAGTGGTTCCGATTTGATAATAGTGGCTATTGCTTGATTAACCGTTGGTTCTTTGATGAAAAAGACTGGTTCTATCTCGATAAACGTGGGGCAATGGTCACAGGTTGGATGTTCCTCAACCATCGCTGGTATTTCTTTAAACCAGATGGCCGCATGGCTAAAGGCTGGGTTAAGTATCGCGAAACGTGGTACTTCATGGAAGAAAAAGACGGGTACATGCTCTCTAAACAATTCGTCAAGTCTGGCGATGGCTGGTACTATTTGAAAGCTAACGGTGAATTACACACAGATCCAGCATTCAAAACCGAACCAGATGGTCTTGTGACCGTCGTTGACAAACCAAAAGAAGAAAAATAAAAACAGAAAGAAATTCAAAATTTAATTACACTTGACCGCTGGCGTTTGCTGGCGGTTTTTTTTGCTTGCTCTGACAGAAAATATGGTATAATATAGGTAGATAATCGAATATCTACCACTTTCAAAAAAAGCACTAGCGCTCACTAGTGTTTTTTGTTTACTCTGAAAGCTTGGATTTAAAATCCAAGCTCTAAAAAATACCCTCGCCCCAAACTCGCCCCAAATAATTTTTAAAGTTATCCTTTTTTATCC